CAGAACCTAGACTAATAAACGACCTTAAAATGAGCGGTATCAATGCTCTGCCATGTGTTAAGAAAGGTGGCTCAGTCCTTAGTGGTATCCAGGACTTACTAGGTTATAAGATGATAGTATGCGGCCACTCTCCTAACCTGGTAACTGAGCTAAATAATTATGAGTGGATTGATAGAGGTAGTAAGACTATACCTATTGATGATCATAACCACTTAATAGACCCTATTAGATACGCTAAATTTAAACTTAGTAATTCTTTCTTTGTTCTCTAATAAATAAGTATATTAGAGGGATTTCTTAATGAATCGTGTGTTATTTTGTTTTATTGTGTAAAGAGGTGGTAGTTTTATCACCTCTTTTTTTTATATTTGTGTATCGCTGCATCACATATTAGCGTAAAGAGATTAAAATCAGTTTATTTGATTTGTAAAAGGGGAAACGGAGTGATGCACGTTAACCCTTTTTTTATGTCTGTATGTCGGAATGTAGTATAACGGTGGGTACAGACTTAATAAACCTAGCAACCATGATTAGGCTAGGGGTGAAGCGAATCGACACACCAGGAGTCTGTAAAAGGCAAATGTCGAATGTTTACTTGAAGTGGTTAAGCTGAAAAGTTAAATAAGCCTATCGAAGTTTAATAGAACGTTTAGTTAATTGTTGATTCAATTTTTATCTATTATTCTTCAATAGGATAACTATATCCCTCTCTTTGATTGTCTGAAAGTTAATTATAGAATAGTAATATGGTAAATAAAGAAGTAATACAAGACTTAGAAAGTATAATGAAAATGCAAGAAGTTGCTCAATCTTTATCAAATAAAGCCGAAGAGGATTATAAAACCCTGTATGATTTTTTAAAATGGTTCGATGACAATAGAGATTTATATTATGAAATAAGCAATAAAGAAATAATACTAAAATACTTAAAGCATAAAGGAAGTTAAACCAAATAAAATTTTGTCTTTTAACAACTTTACAAAAGAATATTTGTATAATTGTATAATACGTATTCTTTAGAAGATGAGTCGACTTAAACAAGCGATCAAGAACATAGCTTTAAAAACTGGTATAATTGATAACAGCTTTATACCTATTAACCAAATAGAGCAGACTTTATTAGGTAGTAATTTAGGTTATGCTTATCAGAATATATCAGATGAAACTTTAATTAATGAATCAGTAGCATCTAATACTCATCTTTATTCTATCATTAGCAGAATTAAGAACTTATCTATGAACGGTAAGTATAAAGTAATGCTAAATACTCCAGATGGAAGGGTAGAAGATCAAGAATCTGATCTATACGAATTACTACAACAACCAAACGACAAACAAAACTTTCAAGAGTGGTTAGATAGTGCTTTAACTATGCTACTCGTTACTGGTGATGTATTCTTAAAAGGAGATACGGCCGTAGGTTTTGGTGAAAAGATAATGAGCCTAGAAACTTTACCATCTAATATAGTGGAGGTTTTAGTAGCTAATTATAACAATGAGGTTTTAGGTTACGACTGTACTTTAGGAGGTAGACAAAAGAGATATTCTTTAGATGAAGTTTATCATGGTATGCTTTATAATCCTACTATCTACGGACTAGAACAGCATAGAGGTTTAAGCCCATTACAAGCGGGATATAGGACTTTAACAGCAGACAACGAACTAACTACAGCAGAAGCTTCTTTTTACAAGAATAAAGGCGTTAGTGGTATTCTTTCTAGTGGTAGTGATATAGCTACTTTTTCACCAGAAGAAGCCAAACAATTAGACGATGCTTTAAAGTCTCGTATGGGTGGAGCTGCAAAGGCTAACGGTGTTATAACTACAGGTGCTAACGTAAACTACCAATCTATTGGAATGAGTCCATCGGACCTAAAGATCATAGAGAGTGGAGATATTAAGCTACGTAATTTATGTATGCTGTACGGTTTAGACTCTAAACTATTTGGTGATCCAAAAGCGTCTACTTATAACAATCAATCAGAGGTGGCTAGGGGAGCGTGGAATAATTCAGTAATACCTTTTAATAATAAGATGGTATCTTATCTAAATACTTTTGTTACAGCTAATCATAATAGAGTACAGGGCCTAACTAAATCAAATGGTTATGAGATTGTATTTGATACTAGCCATGTTCAAGAGTTACAAAAGGATAAGAAAGTAGAAGCTGAAAAGAATAAGATAGTTATAGAGGGTATTACTTCTTTAGTTAGTTCTAATATGTCAGACGACGCAAAGGTTATGATGTTAACTAAGTTGTACGACGTAGAAGAAGACGAAGCACAAATACTAATAGAAACAAATGGAAACGATAGCGGACAAACTAACGAAGGAGCAAATCAAGAAGCTCAAGGAGAAAACCAAGGAGAAGAAAACAACTCAAACAGTTAATAAGGATGATTTGCAAGGAGTTAAATAAAGAGTTTACAGATAAAGTATCAATGTTTGCTGAGTTAAAGGCAAATAAAGAGCTAATTATCAAGGAGAAAAAGAGTCAAATCTTTAAATCTTGCGATAAGAATAGCACAGTACCGTTTAAGCCTTTAAAGTTAGATGCTATTAAGGGGTTAAAAATGTCTGATGATGCTTATTATATCGCCGTAAATACTACAAATGTCTTAGACTCGCATGGTGATCTTCATGTAAAAGGTATCTGGAATAAGTCAGTTAAGGACCAACAAGGCAAAAACTATTTAGTACTAGACCATAAAATGGAGGTTTCTAACGTGGTAGCTAAAAAGGAAAATGTAGAGATGTTTATAGCAGATATTTCTTATGACTCTATTAAAAAAGGTTATACCGGCAATACACAAGCATTGATATACAAGGTTGCTAAGTCTGACATCATTAACCCACTAGCTAAAGAGTGGCTAGAGTCTAAAAGTGACATAGAGGCTAGTGTAAGAATGCAGTACGTTAGTGTTGAGTTAGCTTTAAACTCTGATGCTAAAGCGGATCAAGAAGAAAAAGCTGTATATGATGAGTATATTAATAAGATAGCTAACAAATCAGACTATGACGAAATAGAATATTTCTGGGTAGTTAAGGAAGCTAAAAACGTGGGAGAGTCTAGTTTAGTACTAGCAGGATCTAACAACGCAACAGGAGTAATTAACGAAGCCGCTTCAAGCACTTCGAAAATTAATATAGTTCAGCCATCAAGAGATACTGAACCAAGTAAAATTTTTGTAAACTATAATTTAATTTAAGATGAAAACGATTAACGTTTATTTATCAGAAAAAGGTATCTCTAAGGATGTATTTGAGGGGTATAGCGCAGAAGAAAAAGCTGCAAAGTTCAACGAGTTAAACGCTGAAAATGTAAAGAGCTTTAACGAATTAAAAGATGCTGAGGGTGAAAACTCTAAGGCTATCGCTAAAATGTCTGAGGCACTTCTTGCTATCAAAGATGAGCAGTTAAAAAGCATTAATGAAGCGTTAAAAGAGCAGGGTGTAGTATTAACTAAACTACAAAAAGGAGAGACTGCAAACGTATCTCAAGAGTCTTTAAAAGGAATCTTAGAAGGTAAAAGAGCTGAATTAGCAACTCTTAAAGGTTCATCTTCTGGAATGAATAACGTAAAGATTGAGCTTAAAGCTGCTGGTGATATGTCATTTACTGACAACGTTACAGGCCAAGTACCACAAGCGTATAGAATCCCAGGTTTTAACGACCTACCACAGAGAGAAACAAGATTACTAGATTTACCTGTAAAGGCTACTTTAGAATCTAATCTTATTGATTGGGTTTATGAAGCTAACGAAGATGGAACAGCAGGGCCAACAGGAGAAGGTCAGCTTAAAAACCAAATTGACTTCGATCTATTGGTAGACTCTGAAAAGGTGCAAAAGATCACTGCATTTATCACTATTACCGATGAATTGCTAGACGATCCTTCACAAATGGAGTCTAAAATCAGAACTAAATTAACTGAGAAATTACTCCAAGCAGTTGAGGAAGGTTATTACAGTGGTAACGGTACTACTAACTTAAACGGTTTAAGAAACATTGCTACCGCATTTGATCCAGGTACTTTTGCTACAGGAGCAGCGAACGAAGTAGAGAACGCTAATATCGTAGATGTAATTGTAGTTGCTAAGAATCAAATCCAATTAGCTAACCAATCAATGCCTACAGCGATTATAATGAGTCCTACGGATGTAGCAGTAATGAAGACTGTAAAAGTATCTACTACTGATAGACGTTATGTAGAGAGAGTTTTAGTGTCGGGTAACTCACTATCTATTGATGGTACACCTGTAGTAGTTTCTAACTTAGTTGCTCCTGGTGAGTATGTAGTAGGAGATTTTAACTTATCTACTCTTTGGACTAGACAGGCTTTAACTATTGAGATCGGTTATAACGCTGATAACTTTGTTAAGAACTTCAAAACGATCAGAGCAGAGTGGAGAGGTGCAGCAGTTGTTGAGACTAACGATAGAGGTGCATTTGTAGCGGGTGATTTCGCAACAGACACCGAAGCTATTACAGCAGCATAAATAACAAAAGGGGGCTTTAATTAGTCCCCTTTATTAAATTTTAAAAGGTATTATTATGAAGGTTATAGGTTTAGGTAAAAACGGTATAGTAGAAGGTAAATCATACGATTTATCAGATGCTTCTGCAAAGGTCCTAATAGCTAAAGGTTTAGTTTATAAAGAGGGAGAAGAGAAACCAACACCTAAAAGAAAACGTAAACCTAGAAAGAACTCTAGTAATACTTAGTGGAATTAATTTAGTTTTTTGTTTTTTAAGGGTGTGTATCAATTACATACCCTTTTTTTATATGAAACTAAGTTAAGCCTAAAACGTACAAACAAATTGATACACTAAATATACTACTATGGCAGTTACTTACGAATTTATAGACGATGGGAAGTCTTTTGTAATAAAGTACAAGGGGCAATCTTACAGAGCGGGGAAGAATGATGTAGAGCTTGTTATCCCTAATGAAACAAACGACAATATATTAAAGATAAGGTCCAACTCAGCCCAACTTACAGACATTGAGATAAACCTCGATGAAGATACAATACTAGGCGTTGGTGCAGGAAGCACCACAGCAACAGCACTCGATTCAGCACTTGGTGCTATTTTTTTTTAGAAGAGGGTGGAGGCTCGGGCG